GACTATAGTGCTATCGCCATGTAATGCTTCACAAGATACAATCACTCTGCCTAGCATGTGATTACAGATAATTTCTACTTCTGACCGTTGCATAATTGTCCTATATATTTACTAAAGAGTCTTTGGCAATCTTTTCTGATTTAACAGACCTTGCCCACGACCCACAATTTTGACATTGATAGCGTTGATAAATAGCAGTCCTACTTCTTTGTGTACCACGAGATTGTAATTTGCGTGAAGCACAATTAGGACAACAAACGTCAGCAGAATATGCGTTATGATTTGGATGTTGTTTAATCCAACCCTTGAATTTATCGTAGACTTTCTCAAGTAATATAACATCATTCTTATTATATTCTTCCATTGTTTTCCATGCCTTACGGTCATCATTCATACACTTGACCCATAAAGCATGTCCTTCATGTTCTGTCTTACTACCCAATCCTAAAGCCTGTGCTACATAATCTAGTTTATTAGAAACAAATCTAAACTGTCTACGAGCTACTTGAAGTAAATCTATCTGTTTGGAGGGTGCTGGAGGTGGCATACCAGAGAGTAAAAACTCTTTGTGTAGTATGGGTATGTCAAACCTAGAACCGTTGTAATGGACTATAGCATCAGCTTCGTCAAGAAGTTTATGCACAGAGTCTAGCATTTTTTGTTTGCCAGATTTTTGAATAGAGTCAAACATAATTTTAGACTCACCATACCACTTGGCTGCATAACATAAAGTGTAAGATGATTCTAGTAATTGGTTTATAGAGATGTTCTGGTCAAAGATGCCCCAGACATGAGCAGTATTTGGTGCTACTTCTATATCAATAAGTAATATTTTCATAGTAGTCTCTAGTGTTGAGATACTTGATTATATACCTAAAAACAATTTACGTTCATCTAATCTTCTGTTTTGTAAACCTTTTAATATCTTACCACCAGCTCTACAATATTTAACTAATGACTCCATAGCTTGTTCTTTATCGCCACGAAGTAAAGCAGAACGCACAGTACTACGCTGCAATACACCATTACCCAAATTATATGCGAAGGACACCAATGCTGAAAATTCATTTGGTTTAAGAGGCACAGTAACGTACAAAGTAACTCCTCTTTCAAATCGTACAAGGTCATGCTTAAGTAATTTATCAACTTCTTCTTGACTCCATTGTCTATTGTCTTTTGCTTGTAATGGGTAATTACGTCTATCTGCTAATTTTAATTTAACTTGGTCAGGATATAATAATGCACCGTAACCAACTGTCCAGAGATTTGCAGGGCATAAATATGGTCTTAATTTGCATCCTTCATAATGCTTAATAAGTTTTAAACCAGCTTCATTTATATTCATTTTTTAAACGCTTGAGTTCCAAACCAAAATGACACTACAGATGCCCAAATAATTTGAGTTTCATCATCCCATAATAAATTCATAGCTATTTGAAAATCAACTCCTGTACGAATAGCATAAAAGAAACCAAAAACTTCTACAAAAACAAGTAAACTAAATAATCCATAAGTAATTATAGGTCTTACTAAAGCTCTAATATTAACTACCCATGTTGATGCACCTTTGGATATTTCAATATCATGTTGATATAAAGCATTTCTTTCTTGTGCTTGTGCTTCTACTTGAGTTTGCTCCAATCTTATTTCTTCTACTTTAGCTTGGGCAATATATCCTCTTTCTGCCATTTGCAATTCTCTTTCATTTTGCATGCGAGCCATCTGAAGTTCATGTGATTTATCAGATTTGTCTTGAAAAAACGAAAGAATATTAGGTAATCCACCACTAAAAAATGATAGTAATGATGATATAAGTGTTAGCATTTATAACTCCTTTGGGTCAAAGCCAAATTCTTTGGCTACTTTATTTTGCATTCTTTTAAACTCGCCATTATGAGATAAATATTTTTTAGAGTTTGGCTCATTAATATATATACCCATATGGATCAACTCGTGTAACATTGTCTTACATACTGTATCTAAAAATGTACATCTTCCAGTAGAAATCATTATCTCGTGTTTAGAGTTAAATTCTTTTTCTTCTGGCTTATATTCACCATAAGCCTCTGGAGTATTTTTAATGGTAAATTTTACTTTACTTGATGCTGGATATTTTGCGTAATTTTTAAATGTTGGTGATGATACAAAGCCTTCATATAGCTTACATATAAAGTCTTTTGTAATAAACATTATTTTGATAGTGGATTCATTGTTGAACGTTTAACTGTATTTAGTTTGTCATCCATAGCATTAACAGTAGCTTCTAATTCTTTTCTTAGTCCACTTACCATAGCTGCAGTTTCACGAGAGTTAGCAATAGCATCTGAAGATTTCTCACTAGCTTTCATAATAGACTCAGATAGTTGGTATTGTCTTTCGTTAATAGCTTTAACCTGTATTTCTAAACCATTTAATTTAGATTCTATAGGAGCTAAATCTAAACTGTCAACAGCTTCAATTGCCGTAACCATCTTGTTGTAAAAAGTTATGCCTGCGTATGCTCCTCCAGCTAATATTGGCAGAATCAATAAAAGCATCTTGAGGAGTTGAGAGCTGGAGAAGTTCAAGTTTAAAGTTTTCGTTTTTTCCAAAGTCATTATTAAGTTCCTGATCAAATTTAAAAGCGTCTGTTAGTTCAATTTGGTTTATAATAGGTCTGTTAAGTATTTCTAGTGAAAGTACTATTCCAAATCCATGCACAAGTTCTTTACCTTTTGGTACGTCAAGTTTAGGATTCTCTTTGCTCTCACTCTTTTGCTCTGTTTTTGGTGTATCTTTTGGACTATCTTCTTTTGCCTTTGGCTCACCTTTAGATTCCTGTTTTGGTTGTTCAACCTTAGGTGGAGTTGGCTCTACTTTAGGTGGCTCAGGAGGTGGTTGCGAAGCTAATGGATTAACCTCTGGTGGCGGTGGAGCAGCAACTGGAGGTGGGTTATTTACAGGGTTAAGTGGACTACTAGGACTAACTGGTGAAGCTACGTTAGTGACGTTTGTAGCACTCTTAACACATGAATTAGCTGTTTCTACCCAAGTACCCCATATAGATGGATTATAAGGATCTGGACAAGATGACATTCTTGTTTCTGTAACAGAACCTACATAGTCTGCTTGACAGGCTAGTTGTCTAGTTTCAACACTTGTTTGGCACGTTGGAGGATCTTGTGTGCAATTGTTGCTAGTTTCTGTCCAAGCTGACCAAGAGTTTGTAGAACAACTAAAGTTCCTGCTTTGGTTAATAGCACCGCTATAATGAGGTAACGTGCAAGCTGTGGTTTGATTTTCAACCAAGTCTGAGCAAGCAGGAGCTTGATACGCACCACATATTGGGTCACTTGGGTTATAAGATACGCACCAATAATCTTTAATTGCAATGATTGGATCAATGCCATTACATACGAGAGAACCTTGAAGCATATAGCCTTCAGGTGTTGGAGTATAGTTGCAATACCAAGCATAAGCATTATTTGCCTTTGTTAGTGATAGAAGTAATAATAGGCTCGTCAGCAACAAGCGGTATCGTGTATGTATCGCCATATAGTTTCTTAAAGATAGAAGGGTTACGTTCATACCAGCCACGTTTAGCAGCATCACCAATAGAACCATTGATAGGACATGGTGAGCCTGACTGTATCATGGCCTCAAATACTCTATCGTCTTGACATAAGATAGATACTGCTGCAACTTTAAGACCTAAGTCATTAAGAGTTTTAGCTAATTTAATACGTTCACAGTTTAAGTCTTTATAGCCAGAGCCACCACTTATGCCAAACAATGTACTAGATACAGAACCACTAACAGGCACTAAACAAACGTCTTGGCTAAAAGCACTTATAGAAGGACTAATGGCACTAGGTGGTGGTTGACCTTTATAGTTAATAGTAGTTGTATCAGCGTGTGCATTATGTACCATAAATAACACAAGTAAAACAATTAACGACCAACTTAATAGTTTATAAAATGTTTGCATAATATTTACATAAACCTATGAGTTAATAAAAATACAATTACAAATCCTGCTGTGCCTAAAAGTATTTGTTCTAATCTTTTAAGCCTAGCGTTTATTTGTTCATATCTTAATGCACATACTTCTTCATGCGTACTTAAACGTGATTCTACGTCTGACTTTACCATGTCCATTCTTACCTTTGCTGTTCTTCTGGGTTAATCATATAGTCTGATAATAGACCTTGAGGAATACCATACTGTGTACCAGTATTAATAAGATTTAAGTTTCTAGGTTGAACGTTATATCTATTAGGCTGGCCACTTCTCATAAATTGAGCAAGGTCTGTAATAGCACCTTCACGCATTCTAGTTGCACCCATACGACCAGCAGTTGTACCAAGAGCAAATGCACCACCAGTCAGAAGATCACCTGAACCAATAGCAAGTGTTGGAATTGAAGCTAGTGTTGATGTTGGAGCAAATCTACCTACAAACTTAAGTGTTTGCTGTATATCACTACCCTTAGCTGCTTCAATAATTGCATCTTGTTCACCCTTAGAGAATAAACGCATACGCTTTTCATTCTTAGCTAATTTTCTCATTTGCTGAGCTAATGAATTTTCTGTGCCAGACTGTGTAAACTTAGTACGATCAAGTTGAGCTTCATCAAGCATATCTGTAAATATTTCAGACTTCTTAAATTTAGCATAACTATCACGAGCTTCTTGCCATGTTTTAAGAGCTTCTTTGTTACCAATCTTAATATCTCTTACTGGCATATTGGCCATGTAGTCATCAAACTCATCTAGTAATCTTGTAGCAATACGTCTTTCATTAGCGTTGATAGATGCTTGACCATTCTTAATCATGGTGCGTAATGATTGAATTTCAGTAAAGTCTACAGGTTGTTTTCCAGAAGTAAGTTCTTTAATTGCAGCATTAACGTCTGGGAAATTACCACTAGGTGTATAACCTTCTTGTCTTAATCTTGATGGCAAGTTTTTCATGTTGGCTTGGAATACATTTTTCTTTAATGTAATGCCTTCATTTTGTGCCTGATTAAAAAGATTAGTAGCTTGTTCTTGAAAGAATTGTTGTTCTGGTACACCACCTAAATCTACTTTTGATTGTTTAAATAATTTAGATGCAACTGTAGGAACATATAGTGGAGCTTTAGTAAATGGTAACTTAATTGGTGTAGCAGCAAACTCTAATGATTTTGGACTAGCACCAAACAATGCTGTAGCAGGTAACTGTGAAGGTACATTTCCTACCATTGGAGTTGGAGCAAGTTTAGATGATTCTAAAAAGCTACCAATACCTTCAACAGCCTTTTGACCAATTTCAGTTTGTGGTCTATATGCAGTTGTTTCCATACCCTTCATGATTGCTGCTTCAGCATTAGGAGCATATTCTTTACCAGTCATACTGCCAATAGCTTGTCTACCTAATCCATAATAAGCACCTACTGGAGCAGTTACTAATGGGGTAGTAGCAGCCAATGCAGCATCAAATCCACCTACAGCTTCTCTAAGAATAGGAATTCTATCAAGTGTTGTTTGTGGTTTTTGTACAGTAGGTTCAGCTGGCTTTACTCTTTGTTCTGGAGGAACTAATAAATCGTATGGAATACTTTTATCAGCAGCACCAGCTGGAACACCAGATAACTGTCTTTGTAATTCAGTAAGTCCATCTGTAGAAACTTTATCTAGCTTTTGTGCTTTAAGGTATTCTAAGTCTTTAGTAGAAAACTTTGAAAAGTCCATTATTAACCGCCTTTTCTTTTTTTAAGTTCTTTTGATATAGCATCAAGATCAAGCATCAATCCACCGCCTGCTGGTTTAGCTTGTGTAGGATTAATTTTTCCTTTGTAAAAGTTAATACCATCGTTATTACTTTGTTGAACTGCTTCTATCGCACCCAATAAAGCATCTGCATTACCACCACCTTTTATCCATG